GGGATCATCATGCGCCGGTTGGTCCGCTGCTCGTACTCGATCGATGCCGCGAGCATCGACCCATCCCGCACGCCCTGAATGCCCGCCTCGAAGCCGACCTTGATCGGCAGGTACAGGGCTTCACCGTCGACGAACGTGACCGAGGTCGCGTCCGCGAAGTAGGCGAAGATCGGGGTCTCAACGAGCGGGGGATACTCGGCCCCGCGCGCGACCTCGGGCAGACCGCCGAGCACCGTCACGGGGGACGATGCAGGACGCGTACCCAGAGGGGCGGCGACAGGGCCAGAGGGAGCAGCGGACTTTCCGGGGATCGGCATGACGTCCTCCTCGACGTGTACCGGGTTGGATCAGATCAGATCAGGTCGCGAACAGAAGCTTGATGCCGCCCGCGTTCTGCCGGATGGACGCGCCGAGGTGCGTCGAGCCGACGACCTGATCCTCGCTCTTGAGCGAGTCGCGGTTGATCTCGACGCCGTACAAGGGCGTCCAGAGCAGCACCTGCGTCGCCGGGCTGGGCTCGGGCATGAAGGCGTCCCAGGCGAGGGCTTCGGGCCCGAACATGCCGCAGACCGTATCGCCCGCGGAGGTCGGCAGTTCGCTGGAGGTGTAGACCCAGAGGTTGCCGTTCATGAACTGGCCCTTGAACCCGGGGTTGACCGTGTTCAGGTACCCGTCGGTCTCGGGCATGACCTGCACCCGACCACCGAGCGCGAAAGCGTCGGAGGCCACGTTGGCCCAGTCCTTCGGGCGCAGGACGAGGACGTAGGGGCCGGCCGAGTTGGCGATGCCGAGGGTCTGGTAGGCGCTCAGGATCGAGGCCCAGGTCGCGGTGCCGCCGGACACGCCGCCCGACGCCGAGAAGCTCGGGAACAGGGAGGCGATCAGGGAGACCACGCTCTGCTGCCAAGCGATCGTCTGATCGGTGACAAACTGGACGAAGGCCAGCTCATCCATGCTCTGCAGCGCGCGAGCCATGTCGGAGACCTGACGCGCCATGCCGCGGCGGGCCGGGGTGACGGTTGCGGCCGCGCTGGACAGGGTCTCGACAGTGAAGTCAGAGCCCTGCGACGTGGCCGTGAACTTGTTCAATCCCCAGCCGACATCGACCATTTTGGTCCCAAGGGCGGCGCCGAGACGGGTCGCGCCCAGGAACTGAGAGGCGAGGACGGGGTTGGCCAGCAGGCCGCCGCCAGAACGGTCGCCCAGCGTCAGCCCGATCGAACGGGTGATCGCCGCGACGAGGATGTCGGACATCGGAGTGGTGCCAGTACGGATCGGATCGCCCACGGTAGACCTCCAGAAAGCTCGGATGGTGGCCTACGCTGATACCGGAGCGACCCGCGGCCTGGAATGTACCCCGATGCTACCGTGCGCCGAGGAGCTTGGCAAGGTCTGCCATGCTCTTAGCCCCCGTGACGTCCTCGATCTTCGTCTTGGTCGAGGCCGACCGGGCCCCGGTGTCGACGCCAGCCGAGCGGGTCTTCGGGGGAGGGGCCTCGTCTTTGGCTGCGGGGATGTAGGCCTGGAGCGTCTTCGGGAGCGTCTCGCGGGCCTTCTCGTCCGCCGAGACCGAGCGCCACCACTCGACCGCGGACTTCGGGCGTCCCTGCTCGGGCAGCCGCTGGTACGCCGTCCGAAGCGCGACGAGGCCATCCTCGTCGAAGCCGAGGTCACGCGCCGCCAGGTGCTCCTGATGCTGCGCCGCCAGAGTCGCAACCTCGCGCGCCGCCGCCGCCTTGACCTCCTCGATCGACTTCGCCGCGCTCTTGCGCTCGGCCTCCACCGCGCTCGCAAGGTCCGCGAGCTGGCGCTTGATCTCGTTCTTCTCGCGCACGACCGCCCGGAACCGGTCGACCGGTACCTTGTTGCCGCTGGGCTCGTCGTCGTCGTCGGCCTCGGTCTGCCGCGTTCCCGACAGCGCCGCCTTGATCTTCTCGATCAGATCGTCACTCATCACCTACCCTCCTCGCTCAGTGAACTCTCGCAACAGCCGACCACCGGTCGGCGAACGAACGAACCGCGCGTACCACTCCGGGGCCTCGCGCCGGGCCACGGACAGGGCCCAGCGCACACCCGGGTCGCCGCCCCAGAGCTGCCAGGCCTGCCAGCCGGGGCCCTGCTCGCCCCAGGTCGCGCCCTCGCGATCGACGTAGTGTCGGGCGAAGTAGCGCAGCATCCGCAAGATCGTGTCGAGGCTCAGGGTGCGCCGGTTGGCCAGGTCTCGCGCCCGGGCCAGACCCACCGCCGTCCCGCCCCGCTGCGACGGGGGCTTATCCGCGCGCACGTCGAGCCCCCGCTGCGCGGCCCGGGCGACACCAAGCGGCGGCCGGATCGGCATTAGTCGAGCATCCCCATCGCCTCGACAACCGCCCCCAGCGCCGCCCGCAGCACGTCCGGGCTCGCGTCGCCGGCCAGGGCATCCTCCAGCGCAGACCGGGCCCCCTCCAGCTCAGCCCGCGCGTCCTCGGCTGCGCCGTCGTCCGTTGCCACGGCCTCGAACTCCTGCTCGACCTCGGCCCCGTAGAGGACCGGGTAGGCCTGCTCGGGCAGAGTGCTGCCCGTCTCGCGATTGATCAGCGCTGAGACCCGCCGCAGGACGAGGCCATCGTGCGCACGACAGTCCGGGTAGGTCGCCGCGACGGCCTCGGCCAGCGCCCGCCGCTCGGTCTCCGACGGCTCGCCGCCCGTCGCAGCCATCGACACTGGCAGCCCCATCGCGGAGACGAGCTGCTCGGCGTACTGCCGGATCGCGGTGTGAAGCGGCAGCGGATCGAAGCCGGGCCCGAACTGGTGAAGCATCCCCGGCCGCTCCGGGTCGATGTGTCGCCAGCGCAGCACCGACTCAGGGCCGACCGAGATCCCAGCCTGCATCGTCTCCGACCGCGTGTCGAGGCCGTCAAGCTCCAGGCCGATCGCGTTCCGCTGAGGCCAGCCCGCATCTCTGACGGCCGCCCCCCAGTGGGTGTAAAGCGCGCAGACCTTGAGCGAGCCCTCGACGATCTCGATCCCCTCGTAGGGCGCGCGAGGGTCGCCCGAGATCACGATCCGATGGAAGGGCCTGCCGTCGGCGTACCGCCACGGGTAGGCGCGAGCGTCCGCGGCAAGGTCACCGAGGGCCTCGTCGGTGACGTCCTGCTCGCCGCGCAGCACCGCGAAAACCGGCGCGTCGAGGTCCGACAGGTCATAGAGGTCCTCGACCTCGACGAGATCGCGCCCGAGCCGCCGCAGCCGCCGATGCCGGATGACCGTCGGGGCCGTCGGGTCGTCGCTCAGGTACTCCACCGAGAGGTGCTCCGGGGACAGGGCCTCAAGGAACGGGCGCTCGCTCGCCGCGCTCCACCCGATCAGGGTGCCGGCCCAGTTCGCCGCCAGCCGGTAGCGCAGCGCCTCGGCCGAGACCGCCGACATCCGCGTCGGCATCGGCCGCGCCCCGATCCGAGCGTACCGCGCCACCGTCGTCCGAGCGGACGCGTCGCCGAGCGCGAGGGCCAGCTCCTCGGGCAGCCCGAAGACGGCCGGGGGTGTCCGGTACGCCGTGCCCCGCCGCTCGACGTAGGAGCGCAGGGGGTTCATCGAGAGGTCGACCGGGCCCAGCTCGCGCGCCCGGTCGCCCATCTCCTGCCGCGTCCGCACCCGGACATCCTCGACGTGCATCCCGCGCAGGATGCGGATGCGCAGCGCGGCCTCCTCGCGGGGCGTCCGCTTCACCGCGGGCTGGTAGCCGTAGCCGAGGACGCTGATCATGGACTCCCCCAGGTGCAGACTATCACCGAGCGCGGCCCTCAAGCAACGGGACCGCGATGTAGCGCAGACCGTCGAGCCCGTGTTTGTGCGGGTCCGAGGGCGACGTCGAGCCCTGCCACCCGGCCAAGTCGGCGTGCAGCAGCGAGCAGCGCGTCGACACCGACAACCTCGGCGGGTCGTCCACCATCAGCCGGTGCAGCATCAGAGAGCCCTCCCAGACCGAGCCCTCGTACTTGCGCGGGGTCGCGATGCGCCGCAGCCCCTCGGGGAGCTGCTCGGTCCAGCCCCGGCGCTCGGTCGGGATGCCCAGCTCGGAGGCCATCGCCTCAAGGAAGGCCCGGTTGGACATCGCGCCGCCTCGATGGTCGCCGTGGTGCGCCCGGTCGCCGATCCACCGATCCACGTCGCCGGGCTCCAGACCGGACCGGGCCAACATGTCCAACACGCCCCGCGCCGCGCCCCGCGGGGTCGTCCGGTCGGTGCTCGCGTACTCGTCCAAGACCCAGAGGTGCGCGTGCAGCCCCCGGCGCGCAGACGCGACGAGGATCGCCCGCTGGGTCCCGGGCTTCGGGCCGTGGTCGATCCCAACGCCGACCACAGCGCCCACAGGCGGGGCCTCGTCGCGAACCAAGTGCGGGCCCCACGACGAGAAGTAGGCCGTCTCGCGCCGCGGGGTCCGGCTGCGGCCCATCCGCATGTCCGCCTCCAGCGCCGACAGCCCAGCCTCGTGCTCGGCGATGTCGCGCGCCGTCAGCCAGGGGAGGTCGACGAGGCCGCCGCGCGGGGTCACGGCGTCGAGCGTGAGCGGGGTGTGCAGCTCGCCGACATGCGGCAGGGCTGGGTCGTCGACGAGCTTCCAGAGGTACTGGACGTCCGCCGCGGTGCCGAGGGTCGGGGTGAAGCCGACGTACATCCGGCCCCCGCGCCCCAACAGACGGGGCCACAGCTCGTTGTGGACGGGCTCGGGCAACGGCTCGTCACTGACGACGACCTCGGCGCGCGGCCCGGCCAGGTTCTCGGCGTCGAACACCCCGAGGACCAGAGTGCTGCCAGCCCCCGGCCCGCCGACCACGTCGTAGACCGGCATCCGCTGCCCTCGGACCATGCCCGAGTTGAAACGGATGCGCGGCCCGAACCAGCTCGGCGGGACCATCGAGAACAGGTACTCAAGGGTTACGCCCAGTTGCTTGTAGGTGTTCCCCACCAGCATCACGGTTCTCTTGCGCGACGTCTGCCACGGCAGGAGCCCGCCCAGCGCCCGGCGCGTCACCTCGGCCAGCGCCACCGACTTGCCGATGCCGTTCGCACCCCACCAGACCGTGAGCCGGTAGGGGCTGTCGAACAGGTCGAGCTGCGGCCTCGTCCAGTGCGCGGGAGCGCGGCCGTGGACCGCGGCCCGGGCGGCGATGGCTGAGGCGTCGATCACGCGCGCTCCAGCACCAGCGTCCCATCCGACCGGGCCACCAGCCGCAGCCGCTTCCGCCCAAGCCACTCGGCGACGTACACTTCGAGGTCGACGTCGACCAGCTCGCGGGCCGACGCTCCGAGCTGCTCGCGCCACTCGGCGGGAGACAGGTCCGCCGGCCCGGGCGCGGGCTTCTCCTCGGCGCGGCGCAGCTCGTGGAACCTGTCCAGCGCCGAGGTCATCTGCTTGGCCGCCGCCACGTAGGCGTTGCTGGCGGGGTCGGCCTCGTCAAGGGTCCGGCGCAGGCGCTCCACCGTCCACGCCGCCGCGGCCGCCGGGCTCAGGCTGAGCAGGTCCACCGCCTCAGACCGAGCCTCGGGCGCGCGCACCACCGGGGCAGGCGACTCCACCACCGGCAAGACAGGGCCCTGCCCCGGCTTGCGGCCTCGCGTCAACGGCTTGAGCAGCCCCTCGTCGACCAGCGCCCGACGCAGGGCAGTCGCAGCACGAACCACTCGCAGCCGGTGCTCCGATGGGGGCATGTCCGGGGCCAGCGCGGCGATCGCCTCCTGCCCGGTGCAGCCCGTGGCGATGAGGTGCGCGCGCACAGCCTCACGATCGGGGGCTTCACTGCTCATTGCGACTCCGTTGCTTTACCGTGGGGGGGTTGAGCGTCGAGACTACGCCAC